ACAGTAAATAGTGGACTTGCTCAATTTGGAACAGTAGATGAACCAATTAAAGTTCTTGAAGGAACTTATCTTACATCGCAATTTGTTGTTGATGGATCTTTAGAGCAAAGATTTATTTTAAATAACTCATCTATTGACACATCTTCAATTGTTGTATATGTAAAAGGTGCTGCAGATCCCGGATTAGGTAAACAGTATAATTTAATTGATAACATTGTTAATGTTACATCCGCATCTGAGACATTCTTGATACAGGAAGTACAGGATGAGAACTATGAATTGTTATTTGGTGATGGAACATTTGGTAAAAAAATAGAAGACGGTGCAGTAATTACAGTTCAATATGTTGTTACTTCAGGTAAGGATGGTAATGGGCCATCTGTGTTTACATTCTCTGGTAGTTTTCAAGATTCAAACAATAATATAGTAGTACCAACATCAATACCAAATGTAGATACTATACAGGCATCCTCAAATGGTGGTGACATTGAATCAATTGACTCAGTTAAATATTTTGCACCTAGACTCTACTCTGCACAGTACAGGGCAGTTACAGCAAGAGATTACGAAAGTATAATCCAAACTGTATATCCTAACACAGAAAGTGTATCAGTCGTGGGTGGTGAAGAGTTAGATCCACCTCAATTTGGTACGGTATTCATTACTATTAAACCAAAGAATGGTGATTTTGTATCTGACTTTGATAAAACACAAATTTTACAGAAGTTGAAGAGTTACTCTTTAACAGGTATTAATCAAAAGATTGTAGATCTACAGGTATTGTATGTGGAAGTTGAATCATTCATATACTATAATTCGACTGCAGTTGAAAATGTAAATGATCTTAAGACTAAAATTACATCATCTCTTACAACTTACTCTCGATCAGGGGATGTAAATCGATTTGGTGGTAGATTTAAGTATAGTAAGGTATTGAATGTAATTGATAATATTGATAAAGCAATTACCTCTAACATTACAAGAATACAAATACGTCGTAATTTGAATGCACTGATCAATCAGTTTGCTCAGTATGAATTATGTTTTGGTAATCAATTTAATGTAAAGCCTGGTGGATTGAACATTAAGAGTACAGGATTTAAAATTCAAGGTAATAGTGATACTGTTTATATTACTGATACACCAAATGCAGATTTACTGACTGGAGTTGTCTCTGTAGTTAAAAAGGATTTGGAAACAGGAACCAATGTTGTTGTGGTTAAATCTGCAGGAACTGTTGATTATATTCATGGTGAGGTTAATTTAACTACAATTAACATTACGGAGACTGAAAAGGCAAATAATATTGTCGAAGTACAGGCATTCCCAGAATCCAATGATGTCATAGGATTACAAGATCTATACTTAGATTTTAACATCCCCAGTAGTACCATAAATATGGTGAAGGACACTATTACATCTGGTGAGCAAATATCTGGTGTTGGCTATAAGGTAACATCATCCTACTCAAACGGAGAACTAAACAGGTCATAAAATGATAGGAACTGGAATCGAAAAACGTATACAAGTTCAGCAAATAATCGAAAGTCAACTTCCTGAGTTTATACTCTCAGAAAGTCCTAAGACAGTTGACTTTTTAAAGCAATACTACATCTCTCAGGAGCATCGAGGTGGTGTAGTAGATTTAAGTGACAATCTAGATCAATATATTAAATTAGATAATTTAACACCAGAGGTAATTGTTGGTGTTACAACTCTTACTGCAGGTATAACAACTGCAAGTGATACAATTACAGTATCGACAACTAAAGGTTTTCCGAATGAGTATGGTCTTTTAAAGATAGATGATGAGGTAATTACATATACTGGTATTACAACTAATAGTTTTACAGGTTGTGTAAGAGGTTTTAGTGGTATCACATCATTTACTGATACAAATAATCCCGGTGAATTAGTATTCACACAATCAACCACAAGTGTTCATGATGCTAATTCTGTAGTTAATAACCTAAGTGTTCTGTTTCTACAGGAGTTTTATAAGAAAGTAAAGACTTCTCTAACACCAGGCCTTGAAGATACTAAATTTATATCTGATTTAGATGTTAGTAACTTTATTAAAGAATCTAAATCATTATACCAATCTAAAGGAACAGCAGAATCTTTCCGCATTTTGTTTAATGTTTTGTATGGATTGTCTCCAAAGATCATTGACCTAGAAGAATTTTTAGTCAAACCATCTGGTGCTGAGTATATTCGTAGAGAAATAATATTAGCAGAGGTAATAAGTGGTGATCCAAATAAATTACTTGGACAAACAGTTACAAAATCAGATGATTTACAAACTAATGCTTCGGTATCAGAAGTTGAAATAGTAACACGAAATAGAAAGACTTTCTACAAGATTAGTTTATTTGTAGGATTCAATGATAGAAGTGGTATTAATGGTACATTTACCATACCCGGAAAATCAAAATCAATAGGTAATGTATCTGCAGGATCCTCTGTAATCACCGTAGATTCGACTGTAGGGTTCGGAACGACAGGAACAGTAATATCTGGCATAAACACAATTACATACGGTGACAAGACTGTTAACCAGTTCTTAAACTGTACCGGTATTGGATCATCAATTTCAAGCACTGATGATGTAAGGGCTGATGAATTTATATTTGGATATGAAGATGGTGATTTAACTAAAAGAGTAGAATTAAGAATAACAGGTGTTTTATCTGATTTTGAATTACTAGAAAGAACAGGATCCAGTGTTACCAGTGAAGGTGAGAGAATTACTGTTAAAAATTTAGGAGAAGTAGTACCAAATCCAAGTGTAAACAAAACCAAAAAAGAAGTATTTTTTAATTCATGGATTTACAATACATCATGTACATTTGAAATTGACTCAATTAATGGATCGACATTCTTACTTAAATCTGACTTTGATAAGTCAAATCTAAAAGAGGGTGATAAAGTTGATATTATAAGGAGAGGAACTGAGATTATAGATGTATCCGATGCAGTAATTAAAACCACAAATCCGACTGGATTGCAGGATAAGCAATTAATATTAGATAATATTGTAGGATTCACTCCTGCAACAGGTATCAGTTATAATATTCGTAGAAAATTAGATAGGGCTTTTAGTACTACATCACAATTACAGTTTGGTAATAATGTAATTACATCTAATGTTCAGAATACTTATAATGACGGTGATGAAAATTACTATGTTGCATCTTCATCATTACCATCATATGACATTACCGAAACTGTATCAAAGAGTGTTATTCCTAATTCAACAGGAACTTCTCTGCAAGGATTTAATAATGTAACACAAAAATATTCAATTATATCATTTGCAACTGATACTGAATTTAGAACAGGTGATGCAATATTCTACAAACCTTCAAGTACACCTTTAACAGGTTTAGAAGAGGGTGTATATTACGTTGAAGTATTATCACAGAAGAATCAGATAAGATTATACAGTTCAAGATCATTCATACCAATCTCAGATTTCTTAGAATTTACATCAAGTGGTTCAGGAAGTCATAGTTTTGTACTTTTACGTCATAAAAACGAACTCATTGGTGTTCAGAAGATACTTAAAAAATTCCCAACTGAAGCAAATATTGAATCTGGTTTATCGACACCTACAGAACCCGGTTCAACCGGTATATTGGTAAATGGTGTAGAGATAACAAACTACAAATCACTGGATAAAATTTATTATGGCCCACTTAAAGATGTAAAGGTTTTCAATGGTGGTAGTAATTTTGATGTAATAAATCTTCCAAATATTATATTACCTCAAGTTGCATCAGGTACAACTGCTTTAGTTCAACCTGTTATTCAAGGAACTCTTAAAGAAGTTCTTGTTGATCAACAAGATTTTGATATTGAAAATGTCTTATCACTTACATTAAGTGGTGGTAATGGAACTGGTGCTATATTAAAACCAATTGTATCTAAAAGATTTAGAGAATTATCATTTGATGGCAGAAATTCTGCTACAAGAGGTGGTGTTGATATTGCAAATGATCAAATTATTTTTGATAAACCACATAATTTACTTAGTGGTGAACCATTAGTATATAATAATAACAATAATTTATCATTAGGTGTAGGATCATTTAAAGGATCTAATACTGATCAAAATAAAACATTATCAAATGGATCAATATATTTTCCAGAAGTAGTTGGCATATCATCAATAAAATTATTTGAAACACTTAACGATTTTAACTCAGGTATCAATACTGTTGGATTTACAACTGTAAATACTCAGGGTACTCATAAATTCAGATTACTAAACAAGAAAAATCATCTTCGTTCAGTAGTCATTGAAAATGCAGGAACAGACTATACTAATCGTAAATTACTTGTAAAACCAGTTAGTATATCAACGATTGAAAATACTGTTAACTTTGTAGATCATGGATTCTTAGATGGTGAAGTTGTAGCATATAATTTTGAAGCAGGTGGAGCCACTATTGTTGGTTTATCATCTGCAAATCAGTATAAAGTTATTGCATTAGATAATGATACATTTAGAGTTGCTAATGCAGGTGTAGGGGGAACAGACAACTCTGATTATCTCAGAGGTGATTATGTCAAATTTACCAGTGCTGGTACAGGATTACAGGAATTTAAATATCCTGAAATTGAATTAAATATTAAAGCAGTATATTCACCAACAACATTTGCACGTAATGGTGATTTAGTTGTAACACCAGTTGTTCGTGGATCAATTATTAAAAATTATCTGTATGAACCCGGAACAAATTACGGATCAGAAATACTTAACTTTGAGAAAAAACCCGGAGTAACATTACAAAACGGTAAGCAGGCTGAAATAAGAGCAATTGCATCTGAAGGTAAAATTATTGCAGTAGATATTAGATTTGGAGGAAAAGAATATTTCTCTCCACCTGACTTAGAATTTGTCGGAGTTGGATCTGGTGTTGGTGCAAAATTAAGACCTATTGTAACTAATGGTAAAATTACAGATGTAAAAATAGTAAATCCCGGAATAGGTTATACAGCAACACCAACCGTAAGAGTCAAACCTGCTGGAAGTGGACAAATATTTGAACCATCAATCAGATCTTTAACAATTAACAGTTTAACTCGATTTGGTGATGAAGTATTATTAAGGGAGTCTGATGATAACTTGCAGTATGCAGTTGTTGGATATAATACATCAATTTACTCAACATTATTTGAAGATCCAGATTCAATTACAGGACATTCTCCTATAGTTGGTTGGGCATATGATGGAAACCCAATTTATGGGCCTTACGGTTACATTGATCCTGCAGATTCAGATTCAGCAATAGTAATTTTAAATACAAGTTATACTCTGAATACAAGTAATGTAACTAATAGACCTACATCTTTTGCAGGTGGTTTCTTTGTTGAAGATCATCAATATGATGATTCTGGTGATTTAGATGAAAGTAATGGTAGATTCTGTAAAACACCTGACTATCCAAATGGTGTTTATGCATATTTTGTTGGTGTAAGCACTGGTGCTCAAGGTAATCTTGATCCTAAGTTCCCATACTTTATAGGTGATAACTATAGATCAAAACCAATTGATGATAACTTCTTAATAGATCAAAATAATTTTGATTTTAATACAAGCAAACTTATCAGAAATACCCTTCCATACAAAGTTGCAGATCCAACAGCTGATAATGATTTCCTTATTGAATCAAATGAATCTGTTGAACAAAGTTCTATTGTAGAATCTGTAACAAGAGGTTCTGTAGAAGGTTTCCAAATTGTTGAATCTGGTAGTGATTTTAAAGTTGGAGATAGTCTAAACTTTGATAATACTAATTCCTCTGGAGGGGGTGCTAGTGCCTCTATATCAAAGGTAACTGGTAAACCAATTACAAGTGTAGATACAACAGTTCAGACCTATAATAACGTCGTATACGTTAGAGATAGTGCAACTCAAGTAAGTGCTTTCATATCAACATCACATACATTTGCAAATAATGATCAAATCGTTGTTTCAGGTCTATCTACTAGCATTCCAAACTTAACTGATTCTCATACTGTAGGTGTTACTTCAGAACAAGTTGTTCTTTATAAGTCTTTAAGTGCAAATTCTTCTGCAGGTATCGTTACTGACATATATGTTTCTAGTATTCCTGATAGAGTATCTGCAGGAAGTAGTATTGGTATTGGAACAGAAAAACTACTTGTACTCAATACATTTAGAGATAGACAGATATTAAGAGTTAAGAGAGGTGTTGTAGGTGCAGCAAATACAGCACTTCATGCTTTGTCATCACCAGTTTTCACAGTGCCCCAAAAGTTTACAATACCATTAGTAACAGCACCTTTTGAATCCAAAGTAAATGATAAGGTATTTTTTAATCCAAAGGAGCAAGTTGGACTAGCATTGACTGCTGGAACTGTCATTGGTATGGCTAAATCATTCACAACTGGTGAATTATCGAAAGTTATTAGTGTTCCTGCAAAGAGCATCTTCCTACCTAATCATCCATTTGTAAGTAATCAGCAATTAACATTTAAAATTCCTAGTGGTGCAGGTGCATTATCCGTTGGTACAGGTGTAACTCAAGCAGTAACTGCTAGTTTTAACTTATCAGATGGTGCTACTGTATTTGCTAAAAGAATTTCAAGTGATTTAGTAGGATTGTCAACAATTAAAGGTGGAGAGACTATTTTCTTCAAGACATCACCTACTGATAGTTTTGAATACTTACTTGAATCTAATTTTACACAAGTAACTGGTAAGGCTCAGGAAATAACAGCACATGTTGCAGTATCAACTTCTCATGGTTTAACTGAATTAGATACTATCGATCTTACTTTAGATTCAAACAGGTCTGGTGGAATTGGTATATCAACTTCAGTTATAGTTAAGTATTCTTCATCAGAAGATAAAATTCTTATCAATCCATTAACTGTAGCACAAACAAATATTGGTGCCGATACAATCTTTAAAGATGATCATGGATTCTCAACTGGTGAAAAAGTATTTTACGATGGTGGAACATCACAAGCAACAGGTTTATCAACTTCATCATATTTTGTATACAGAATAGATGATAATTCATTCCAACTTGGTGAAACTTTATTTGATGTTCAGAATGAACCCCCTAAAGTAGTTGGTATTACAACAAATACTGGTGGAAGTGGCCAAGAGTTCTCACTAATTAATCCTTCACTATCAGTTACTAAAAATAATGATTTAGTATTCTATGTTTCTGATTCTTCATTAAATGGATTTAAGTTCAATTTATATTATGATAAAGACTTTAAGAATGAATTTGTATCTACTGGATCAACTGAATCATTCTCTGTTACTAAAGTAGGAACAGTAGGTGTAGGAACAACTGCAACAGTTACTCTTAATTACAAATCAGAAAATCCAATCAACGTTTTCTATACACTAGAGAAGACTGGATTTATTAGTACATCAGATACTGACGTTCAGAATGGATCAAGAATCAATTATATTAATAGCGAATATGAAGGAACATACACTGCTTTTGGTGTAGGAACCACATCATTTAATATATCATTACAAAATGTTCCTGAAAAATTAAATTATGTTCAGACTGAAGTAGATACAATGTCTTATTTGACCAATTCTACATCAGCATCTGGTGGAGTTGGAAGAATTAACTTAGCATCTGGTGGTTTTGGTTATAAAAAGATTCCCGGAATATCCAGTATAACATCTGTAAATGGTATAAACGCAAAAATACTTTGCTTATCAGCTAGTGTGAACAAGATAAACAAGGTTCGTATTCTGGATCCTGGCTTTGAGTATCATTCAGATCAAACATTAAGACCAGAAGCAAGAATATCTCCAACAATAACTCTTATTAACTCAGATGTAATTTCTGAAATACAAGTTATATCTGGTGGTAAAAACTACATCTCAGCTCCTGATTTAGTTGTTGTTGATCCGGAAACAGGACAATTAACTGATCAAGGTGTTATTGAACTATCATTAAACTCAAGTTCTATTGCATCTGTTAATATTATTAGTTCTCCAAAAGGATTAAAACCAGTTGAACAAAGAATTAGAACAATCAATAACTCAAATGGTATATCAGTTTCAAGTATATCTGGTATGTCAACAACAACGACAACTGGTATTGTAACTTGTACATTAGTAACACCCATAGGTGGATTTGCTCCAGCACCATTTGCTGTAGGTGATCAGATATTTGTAGAAGGTATTCAACTTGAGTCAACTGAAGGATCCGGTTATAACTCAACAGATCATGGATTCGTATTCTTTACTATAAGTGACTATCAAAATACTAGTCCTGCAAAATTAGAATTTAATTTAACAGGTATTGGTGTAAGTATTGGTATTGCAAAAACATCTCAAACTAATTATGCAACAATCACTAATTTCAACAATTATCCTCAGTTTAGAACAATTCAAAAATCTGCTGAGTTCAGAATCGGTGAGAGGTTAGCAGTTAAAGAAAATAATAACTTTGTATTATCTAATCTATCTGTTCTTGAGAATAATCCTGATGAATTTATCAAGATATTTGGTAAGAGAGAATTAGTTGTTGGAGATGAGATAAGAGGTGAGATAACTGGTACACAGGCCACAATCAATTCTATCGCATTAAACAGAGGAAGATTTGATGTAGATTATGCACTCAGACAGGATCGTGGATGGAATACTGAAGTTGGTAAATTGAGTGAAGATTATCAGGTTTTAGCAGATAATGATTACTACCAAAACTTATCATACACAATTCAGAGTCCAATAACCTTTGAAGAAATTGTAGATCCTGTGAATAGACTTGTTCATACTACAGGATTAAAGAATTTTGCTGATACTGGTATTACATCAACTGCAAAAAGTGGTATTTCTTCAACATCTGATCTTGTTATTGCAAGAGACCTTGTAAGTGAGGAAAGAGTAGATACTATTAACAACTTTGACTTAGTAGTTGATACAGATACACTTATTGGAGGAACTCAATCTAAATTCCTTAAATTACGCAATCAAAAACTTGCAAGTTACATTGAGTGTAGAACAAACCGTGTTCTTGATATCGATGATATTAGTTCTCAGTTCTCAAATACAAATAGTTCTCAAAATAATAGAATTGACTTTGCAATAAATGAAAATTATGAAAGTTTCTTAATTCAAACTAAAAATCCAACTACAAGTGAGATTCAGGTAGATGAGGTAGTTGTATTCAAAGATAATACTGATACATTTACTTTTGAGAAAAACAATATAGGTATTGGAACTCAAAAAATTGTTGATGTTATTGGATTTACAGATTCAGCAACAAGTGATACTTCATTAAGAGTCACTCCAACAGACCCATTTGACGATGATTTAGATATCAAAGTATATCGTAATACATTCAATAGCACATTAGCTGGTATCAATACACAGAGTGTTGGATTTGTTAACTTAGTTGGTGTTGCAAAATCAGTTAACCCAAGCACTACAGTTAGTCTTGTAAGTTCTCCTGTTGGAGTTACATCTGCATTCTATGCAACTGTAGAGGTTACTGATGTTGATACAAATGAAAAGAATTTAGTTGATATCTATGCAACTCATGATGGAACAAACTCATACTTCACTGAGTACTATGTTGATAGTGGTGATATTGCAAACTTCTCGTCAAACTTTATTGGAACATTCACTTCAAATCTAAGTGGAGGTATTCTTTCAATTGATTTCCAAAATACAGGTATTCATACTGCAATACTTAGATCAAAAGCAGTTGGTCTTGGACTTACATCAGTTGGAATAGGAACATTTAGATTTAAAGATACTGCACAATTAGATGGATCTGAAAGAACTGTTAATTTACAGTCAAACTTCAAACGTGTAAGTAGCACATCCACAATTGTAGGTGTAGATTCAAACAAATTCAGTACAATTAAGAGTATTGTTAAGGTTGCAGTAGGTTCAACTATTGCAATACATCAAGTTTTAGCAACTCATAATGGAACTGACACTTCATTAGTTCATTATCCATTCATATCAATAGGAAGTACAGCTGGTATCGGTACATTTATTGCAAACTACGCAAACAATAAATTCAATCTTAGATTCAATCCTGATACTGGTGTGTCCGATGCAGAAGTTTCTGCTTACAGTGAAATAATATACACAGATCTTGATCTATTCAATGTTCCACCTGATTTAACATATGGTCGTGTTACAGAATCAGTTGCAGTTCGTCAATACAATGCTGTAAATGGTAATAGAGCAAATAAAACTGAGTTTGAATTGAAGCATGGTGGTGTTCCAATTTTTGCAAAAGTATTTTCACCATCGGATGCTACAAAATTAAATCCTGTAACAGGTGTCTTTACTATTAATGATCACTTCTTTAGCACGGGTGAAAAACTTAAGTACACACCGAAGAGTACATTTATCGGTGTTACGGCTGATGCGATGGAAACATCTGCAGGAACTGATCTTACAACTGATGTATTTGCAATCAATCTAACACAAGATACTTTCAAATTAGCATTGACAAAATCAAATGCTAATGCTGGAACTGGTGTTACATTTACATCATTAGGAGCAGGAAATGCTCATCAACTTGAAATGACCAAAAAACTTGAGAAGAGTTTGATAAATGTTGATGGATTGATACAATCACCAATAGCATTTACACCTGTTAATACTACAGTTACAAATAATGGTGGTAGTATTTCAGCATCAGATGCAATCTTTAGTGTTGCTGGTATTTCATCAATTATTGAAGGAGATATATTAGAAGTTGGAACTGAATTGATGAAAGTTACTTCAGTTGGTCTTGGAACAACTGCACTTGGCCCAATATCTGGTAACGGTGCATTAAACTTAGTTGGTGTTGACAGAGGATCATTAGGAAGTACAGCAGCATCACATAATGATTCAACTGCGATTCGCAAATTTAAGGGATCATTCAATATAGTTGATAGTAAAATACACTTTACAGATGCTCCTAAAGGAACAAACTTTGCAGCACAAGATCCATCAAGTTTACCATTCCCAAGATCTGATTTCCACGGTAGAGTCTATCTTAGAAATGATTACACAAATAATAGAATCTTTGATGATATATCAGATGGATTTACTGGAATTGCTGCAACACACATAGTTAAAGTTGGTGGAGCAAATACAACTGGTATTCAAACTGGTGGTAGTATTGTTCTTCTAAATGGAATATTCCAAACACCAACAACAGATAATAATCAAGGAAATAATTATGATTATATCTCAGATGCTAGTGCAGGTATTACAACAATCGTATTTACAGGTATTACATCTACAGACGGTTCAAAAATTGTTAGCGAATCTGATATTAACTTAAATCAGTTACCTAGAGGTGGAATGATAGTTTCACTTGGATCAACTGGTGGTTTAGGTGTTGCTCCTCTTGTAGGTGCTGCTGTGACAGTGGTTAAGAATGCAAATGGTGTTCTTACATCTGTTGGTGCTGGTGCAACTGATCAATTAGGATCTGGATATCGTGGATCAGTTTCAATCGGTGTTACTGATATTGCTTATGAACATCGTTTTGCAAGTTCTGGTATCGGATCAATAAGAAAGAGTAATTTCAGTACCGGTGATGCTTTCACTGCCACAAATGCAGTTTATACATCTCATACTGGTGTATTAGTGATAACCATTCCAAATCATGGATTAACTACAAGTGATACAGTTGGTATTGATACTGGTGGTTTAGTATTCAGATGCTCTAAGGATAATTTCCAAACATTACATCCATATCCTCGTTCAGTATCCGTTACTGCACAAGGAACAAGAAGTGATCCCGTTGCTGGTATTCAAACAACTATTACTGCTAAAACAACTAATACAATTACTATAAACGTTGGCCCCGGTGGTGGTGCTGGTACAGGTGCAGTTGTTAATGCAACTGTTGGTGCCGGTGGTACATTAGCATTTACTGTTGCAAATGGTGGTACAGGTTATGTTAATCCAAGAATCAATATACCATCACCAACTTATGAAAATCTTGAGGTAGTCGGTGTATCAAGACTAGGAATTGGTGCTACAACAGATACTGGATTAGGATTGAAGATATCTGTAGATGTTGGTGCTGCTTCAACAGTTGGAGTAGGATCTACACTTCATACAGTTAAATCATTTAAGGTCACTAGAAATGGTTTTGGATTTAAGAAAGGAGATGTATTTAAAGTTGTTGGTTTAGTTACTGATAGACAGTTAACTAATAGAGTTAATGAGTTTGAATTAACAGTTACTGAAACATTTACAGATAACTTCTCATCTTGGGACTTTGGTGAGTTTGATTTCATTGATCCTATTAAGAACTTACAAAATGGTGTAAGAAAGAGATTCCCAATCAAAGTAAATGGTGAACTATTAAGTTTTGAGATTGATGGAGCAAATGCTCAGTCATCATTGGTTATTATGCGTAATTTACTTATGATCTATGTGAATGGTGTATTACAAGAACCCGGTGTAGCATATACATTTGATGGTGGTACTACATTTGCATTCTCAATAGCACCAAGTGCTGATGATGACGTTGCAATCTTCTTCTATAAAGGATCTGTTGGAGGATCTAGCCCAGATACAGTTACAGTAGATGTTCAAGAAACATTGAAAGCTGGTGATATTATTGAAGTTGGTTCAATATCAGGTGATTTAGGACAATCTGAAAGAACTGTAATTGGTATTACTACATCAGATACATTTGAAACTGAAATTTACACTGGAACAGGTATTAACCAAAATACATTTAAACCAATTGTAAACTGGAAGAAACAAAAAGTTGATAAGATTATACGAGGTGATGTTGTATCAAAAGCAAGAGATTCGATTGAACCACTTATATTCCCAACTGCACGAATCATTGGTAATATTTCAACTGCTACAGCTGCAGGAACAAATATATTTGTTGATGATGCACAGTTCTTTGAATATGAAGAGGATCATTCAAGCATTAACATTAATAGTTTTGGTGGTCTGTTAATCAATAATGTTAATCCAGTTGCTGCTGCTCTTACTGCAACAGTGTCTGCTGGAGGAACTATATCTGCTATCACAGTTGTATCTGGTGGAAGTGGTTATGTAGGATCAACAACAAGTGTATCAATTGCTGCTCCAGTAGGCGTGGCAAACACATTATTTGCTCAAGTAGGCGTATCTACATTTGCAACTGCAACTGCAACGATTACTAACGGATCAATTGCATCAGTAGCAGTGAATAATATTGGTCTTGGATATACAACTGCAAATCCACCAATAGTTCTCGCACCTTTCCCTGAATTGATTTCTGAAGAGATCACTAATATTAAAGAAGTTGCAGGATTCTCTGGAATAATAACAGGTATTACTACAACAACTGTAGGAGTATCAACATTAGGTCTTAGAATTGGTCTTGCAAGAACTTCTGATAACTTTAATGATCTTCAGGCTGGATATCCAATTTATATTTTTGATACCACAGTTGGTAATGGAGTAACCTCAATTAACTTAAGTGGTAACAATAATGATATTGTTGGTGTTGGAACACTATTTGCAGATAACATCTATATTATTCAATCAATTACTAAGAGTGGACAAAATGCTGAAATAGTCACGAATATTCACTCAGGAACTGTTCACGCAGGATTGACTGCATCACACACCGCAAATGGTGGGTATAATGGTCGATTCTCATGGGGTAGATTCTTTAATTCATCAGGTGCGTTTAGTAGACCAGAACCAATTTCAATTGGTGTAACAGGTCATACAGTTGGACTTTCAACAGGTACAGGAATATCAACTTTCCCAACAATTCAAAGGAGAGTATTTGGTCTTCGTGATACCGGTGCAGTCCGTAAAACATTAAGTTGATAGTTTCACGTATAAATATAGAAAAAAAGCGATAAAATGCCAGCAGTAGTCACTGATCAGTTTAGAATATTAAATGCAAGTAACTTTGTTGATACGGTTACTGGGATAGGAGGAACTGATCCATCAAATTCATTTTATGTTACATTAGGTCTGCCCAATCCAACAATTGTGGGGTTTGGTAGAACTTCTACATGGAATACAAGCACTCCTAATCCTGTTGATAATATCAATAATAACAACAATATTGGTGATACTACTTTATTTGGTAAAAGAGTTACTGGTAAGAATGTAAGAAGATTGATAAGAAAGGTCGATTGGACACAAGGAACAAGATATGAAATGTATCGTCATGACTATAGTATTGATTCACCTTCACCGGTAACTCAGTCAGCAAGACTATATGACTCAAGATATTATGTAATTAACGAAAACTTTAATGTATACATTTGTATTGATAATGGTTCATCAGGTATCAACACTACTGGAAATGCATCACAAGATCAACCAACCTTTACAGATTTAGAACCATCAAGAGCTGGAGAGAGTGGAGATGGTTATATTTGGAAGTTCTTGTACACTGTATCACCAAGTGATATTATTAAATTTGATTCAACTGAGTTTATTGCAGTTCCAAATGATTGGACAACAACTAACGATGCTACAATTCAAGCAGTACGTGAAAATGGTGATTCTGATTTAAACAATAACCAAATTAAGAAAGTTTATATTGATAATCAAGGTAATGGATATTCAGGGGGAGTTGGCCAAGAATTTAATATTCTAGGAGATGGTACAGGAGGTAAGGTAGTAGTTGATGTAGTCGGAGGTAAGATTACAAACGCTGTCATATCTGCTGGTGGTAAAGGATATACTTACGGTATTGTTGATTTAGGAACTATCAATGCGAATACCTCAATCAAAGCAAAATTAATACCAATTATACCACCTTCAAAAGGTCATGGATTTAATGTCTATGAAGAACTAGGTACAGATAGAGTTCTATGTTATGCAAGATTTGGGGGAGACAACAAAGATTTCCCGTTTGATACTAAATTTGCTCAAGTCGAACTAGTTAAAAATCCAACATCAGTTGGAACGACATCAATTTACTTTAGTGATTCTTATTCATCACTTAACTCTATTAAGTTTCCATCAACTACAACATCAGTTCCAACTATCGGTGAAAAGATTAGTCAATCTGTCACCGGAGGTACAGCTGTTGGTTATGTTGCATCATTTGATAAAGAAACTAAAGTATTGAAATACTTCCAAGATAGATCACTCTATTTTGGTAATGGTGAAGATCAAACAGATTATGTTGGTATATCTACTTTGGGACAGAAGTTTGCATTCCAATCAACTGCAAACCCAATAACTGCTCCAAGCGGATTCTCCGGATCTGTTGAGACTACATTTAGTTCAGGTATTACCACAGTTGGTACTAAGAATGTAGGTTTAGGTGTGACTTTCACAAATGGACTTGCTGAACCTGAAATAAATAAAGGGTCAGGTGATATAATCTACATTGACAATAGGGCGACTATTACAAGAAACGCAAGACAAAAAGAAGACGTAAAAATCATTCTGGAATTCTAAAAAATGCCACAAAAAACGAATTTAAATATAAGTCCTTATTTCGACGATTTCAAAAAGGATAATAATTTCTATAGGGTCTTGTTTAATCCGGGAAAACCCGTACAAGCAAGAGAACTAACCACACTTCAATCTATCTTACAAGATCAGATTGAATCTTTTGGTAGTCATATGTTTAAAGAGGGATCAATGGTGATTCCCGGAAACATATCATATGATGCAGAGTATTTTTCAATAAAATTAGACTCAAATCATTTAGGTGTTGCAGTTTCAGTATATGTTGATAGTTTAAAAGGCAAAATCTTAACAGGACAAAGTAGTGGCATCAAAGTTCTTGTTGATGATTATGCTCTTCCAAATGATTCAACTGGTATTACAGATTTAACATTCTTTATCAAATATATTGATTCTGGTAGTAACAACTCAGTCTCATTCTTAGAGGATGGAGAGGATTTACTTGTTGATGAGGGATTTGTGTACGGAAATACTCCAGTTAATGCTGGAGACTCTGTGGCTACCCTTATAGAGGCAGATGCTTGTAAAACAGGATGTAAGGCATCTATTGCAGATGGTGTATTCTTCATTCGTGGTCATTTTGTTAACGTTTCTGCTGATAAATTAGTTCTTGATCCATATACAAACAATCCATCATATAGAGTTGGTTTATTTGTACAGGAAGAATTGGTAAATGCTGATTCAGACTCATCATTGAATGATAATGCAAGAGGATTTTCAAACTTTGCAGCTCCCGGTGCAGATAGATTAAAAATATCTACAAAACTAACCAAAAAATCATTAACAGATTTTAATGATAAGAATTTTATTGAATTAATTCGTCTTGATGATGGTGAACTTAAAAAATTACAAAATTCTACACAATATTCTTTAATTAGAGACTACTTTGCAAAAAGAACTTTTGAGGAGTCTGGAAACTACTCACTTAAAAACTTCCAATTAAATGCATTTGAATCTCTTAATGATGGTTTATCAAATGAGGGTGTATTTACATCTAATGAAACAACTGATCAAGGTAAAACACCTTCTGATGACTTATTAGCACTTAAAGTATCACCCGGAAAGGCATATGTAAGAGGATATGATATTGAAAGACCAGCCACAACAATATTAGACTTAGATAAACCAAGAGATAAGAAAGTAATTGAAAATAGTTCAGTACCATTCAGACTTGGTAATTTATTCCAAGTTAACCGTGCTGCTGGAACACCAAAAATTGGTTTAGATGGAACTGGAACTATTGCTCTATTTGATCAAAGAAAGGGATCAACAAACAATGCTACCAGTGGAACAGGAACTCAGATAGGTGATGCAAGAGTATATGCATTTGAGAATCATGATGCATCTGGTGGTTCTGCTGCAACAAAATTTGATTTGTATCTATTTGACATACAAACATATACAGTTTTAGTTGTAAATAAAGCAGTATCAAACACTGATTTACCTGATTCATCATTTGTGGAGGGTTTATCAAGTGGTGCAACAGGATTTTCTGCAGTATCCGGTGGTAATAGTACAACTGTTACATTAAGAGGTACATCAGGAACATTTATTGCTGGTGAAGAAATAAGAATTAATGATAATATTGGTGGTGCTACAAGAAGTATAAAAACTGTAACTGAAAAATCACTTAGAGATGTCAAATCCGTATACCAAGATGCATCTGCATTAGGTTTGCAGACTGATTTTAGTGCAGATATGGTTCTAAAATCCTCACCAATCAAGGAATTAGGATCCGGTGACGAAGTTAATGTAGATGGATCTAATATTTTAACCTGTGCTGGTAAGACATTTGGTTCACTAAGAGTTGGTGATATATTAATACTTAATTTAACAACAGACGCATCTCCTAGATTTAATCGTGTATCTGCCATTTCTACTGATTTGAAATCAGTGACACTAGCAGCAGTGCAATCTGTAACTGGTGTTTGTGTTGGAACTGTATTAGCATCCGCAACTCCAACTGGTATTAGTGTTGGTAAACCTGCAGTTAATAATGAAAATGCTGGATTATTTGCACAGTTACAGGAAAAAAATGTATCTGATGTTGATCTAAGTAACTCAGAATTGACAATTAAAACTCAAATTACTGGTGAAGCCACTGATGCAAATGGTTTGTTATCATTTAATCTCTCAAATTTGGTAGGTATTACAAGTGCTTTATTTGAAACATTTGATAATGACAGATATTCAGTGCATCTTTCAAACGGAAATATTGAATCTGTATCAACAGATCAGTTTACTTTATCAAATAATGCATCAACCGTAACAATAACAGGATTAACAGCAAGTCAATCAAATGTGGTTGTAAACGCAACTGTTAAAAAGGTTTCAATTAGTACAAAACAAAAAACATTTGATCGAAGTCATGTTGTTAATGTTGACAAATGTATTTCTGGTATATCAACTGCAAATGGTCTAACACAAAATAACTTTGTAGGACTTCGTGTTGATGATAAAGTCATTTCTTTAAATACACCTGATGTTGTTAATGTTGTTGGTGTATATGAATCAGTAACAAATGTTGCTCCAGTATTAGATAAATTAATCTTTGTAAGTGGACTGTCTTTAAATACTGCTTCAATACTAGGTGAAAAGATAATAGGATCTCAAAGTGGTGCGATAGCTCAAATTACTGAGAGAACAAATGCAACAACTGTAGAAATTGCATATTTAACTCAACAGAATTTCCTTATAGGTGAAACAGTTACATTTGAAGAATCAAATATTATTACTAACTTACAAAATGTCACTGCAGGATCATATTTAAATATAACATCAAGTTTTAATTTAGATAAGGGTCAAAAAAATGCATTCTATGATTTTTCAAGAATTGTTAGAAAGGATGGAGAAAGAGTTCCAAACAGAAGACTTAAAATTGTAGTAAACAGATATACCATTCCTTCAAATGATAAAGGTGATGTGTATACAGTTGGATCTTATGATGAAGATAGATTTAGTAAAGATGTTCCAATTCTTGAAGGTGATATAAGAGCATCAGATACATTAGACTTTAGACCTAGAGTTGCTGATTTTTCTGCTACAACTAGTTCACCATTTGATTTCCAAAATAGAAACTTTGCAACTGGTGGTGTGAATCCAACATTAGTTCCATCTCCAAACGAAAGTTCAATAATTGGAATTAGTCACTATCTACCTAGAACTGATAAATTAATACTTGATCCTTCAGCAAATATTGATAACAGATATACTTCAGGAGAATTTGTTGTTGTTCAGGGTGTATCATCTAAGAATCCCATAGCTCCAGAGGATATTGAGTTAGGTATGACAGTGGCTAAAATTGAAATGCCAGCATATCTTTATGATCCAAAAGATGTAAAAATTACTGTAGTTGATAATCGTAGATATACGATGAGAGACATTGGTAAAATTGAGGATAGAGTAGAAAACTTAGAGACAGTTACATCATTAAGTCTTCTTGAATTGGATACAAAAACACTCCAAGTACAAGATGCTGATGGATTAGCAAGATTTAAGAGTGGTTTCTTTGTAGATGATTTTAAAAATAATTCACTACTTGATGTAAATAATCCAGATTGTAAGGTAGATATTGACTTAGAAAATAGTCAACTTGTAACACCTACTGATTTTTATTCACTTAAACCTGAATTAGCATTAGATCCTTCAGTGGATTCTACAACTGCTGATTTTTCTGCAGATCTAAATTTATTAGATTCTGGTATCAGAAAGACCGGTGATATATTAACATTAGATTATGAAGAGGTTACACTTCTTGATCAACCATTAGCATCAAGAGTAGAGAATGTAAACCCATTCAATGTTGTATCATTCCGTGGTAATTTGGTTATCAATCCTAGTGCAGATACTTGGACAAGAAACGTTATATTAGATAATGGTAATCGTACATTATTTGGTGATCCTGCTGATAGTTTTGCATCACAAGTATTAGTAAGTAGTGAACCAGAAACACATATACGTTCAAGAAACGTTGGTTTTGAAGCAACAACATTAAAACCAAACACAAGATACTATCCATTCTTTGATAGTTCAAGTGGTATTGATATAATTCCAAAATTAGTTGAAGTTACTATGTTCTCTGGTGTGTTTACAATCGGAGAAAATGTTCAAGCATTTGTAAGAACAAGTACAACTGGTGATTTTGGCCCACAAAGAATAGGAAGATTTAGGTTATGTCAACCAAATCATAAGATAGGCCCATTCTCAGCACCAACAGGAACATATTCAACAAATCCTTATAATACAGCAGTTACTATTCCTACAACATATTCATCATCATCAACAGTGTTGAATATTGATATTGCCTCACTTCTAGAGGAAGCACAGGGTAGATATTTTGGAAGAGTTAATACTGAAACAGTAATTGTTGGTGAAACAAGTGGTGCGATTGCAAATGTATCAAATGTTAGATTATTAACTGATAGAGTTGGTGATTTAAACGGATCATTCTTTATTCGTAATCCACTATCAACTCCAACACCACCTTTAAGATTTACTAATGGTGATAATTCATTCAAACTAACTTCTAGTCCAACAAATGAACTTTCAGTTCCCGGTTCACCATCTGTAAGTAGTGTTCAATCAACATATAGCACAAGTGGTATTGTAGATACACTTTCACAGACAACGATAGGCATAAGGGAGTTACCACCACCTCCAATTCCTGTAATAATCAATATTACAAACGTATTCATACAGCAGGAGGTTCAAGATGATGACCCACTTGCTCAATCATTTACAGTGGATGAAACTGGTGCATATTTAACATCAGTAGACATCTTTATGAGAAAGAAAGATGCTAAAGAAAAATTAACTGTTCAAATAAGAACTATGGAGTTAGGAACTCCAACAACAATTGCAGTTCAAAACTTTGCACAAGTTGTTCTTGATCCTTCTCAAGTTAATGTATCTGAAGATGCATCTGTTGCAACAAACGTTAAATTCCCATCACCAATCTTCCTTGAAGGTGGTGAACAATATGCAGTTGTTCTATTAGCACCAACAACTAATAATTATGAGGCATGGATTGCTCGTATGGGTGATGCAACAATTGATACTCAGGCACTACCTGATTCTGAAAGTGTTGTAATATCTCAGCAGTATATTGGTGGTAGTTTATTTAAATCACAGAATGGTTCAATCTGGACAGCAAGCCAGTTTGAAGATATGAAGATTAAGTTAAATAAGGCAAAATTCACTACAACGGATGCTACAGCATTCTTCTATAATCCTTCATTAGATTACGAAAGTGATCAGGTTCCAACACTTGCACCAAATGCAGTAAAAGCATTACCACGTAAGTTGAAAGTTGGTATTGATAATATTACAGCAGCAATACCTGCTGCTCAATCATTGACTAGCGGTAGAAAAGTTAGTGATAGTACAAGTGCTGGTGCTGTTAATGGACTCATTGAATCTGTTGGTGGCCCAATTAATGCTAAAACTATAACGAATGCCGGTATTGGATATTCAAATGGAACATTCACAAGTGTACCAGTATTCCCAATAACTGGTAATGGATCTGGTGCGGTGGCAAGTGTTACTATATCAAGTAATGTAGTAAACTCAGTTAGTTTTACTAATGCTGGTAGTGGATATGCAGCTGGAGATGTTGTAGGTCTAACCACATCAAATATGGTAAAAGGTGGTGGTGCTCAGATTACCATTTCGTCATTAACAGGGACTGATACTTTATACCTTACAAATGTGCAGGGAGAGGCATTTACAACTGGACAAGATTTGGTTGTATTTAATAATGCTGGAACTGCAGTTGCATATGGAAGCACAGACATTACAAGTTCAGCAGTTCTTAGTGATTTGAATACTGGTAATGTATTAGAGGTATCACATTATAATCACGGTATGACTGCCGATAATAACATAGTTGAATTATCAAATGTAGAACCTACTACTCAACCTATTAAGATTGAAGCAGAAATAGGACTACAGGATTCAACAATCGTTGTTGGTGCTGCAAACACTTCCGAATTTGCAACATTTGAAGGTATTTCAACATCAACTGGTTATGTGAAAGTGAATAGTGAAATTATATTCTATAATTCAATTAGTAATACTTCTATAGGTATTGGTCAAAGAGGAGTTGACGGTTCATTAATCGTTAATCATCCAATCAATAGTATTGGACGTAAGTATGAGTTCAATGGATTATCTCTAACAGGTATCAATACATCTCATACAATGCCTAATACAGATCTTCTTCAATCTAAGAAAGATATTGACAAATACTATCTTGAAATACCAAGAGGTGCAGGTAGAGCAAATCTTCAAAATAGATCGGCAGGTGATACTCAGGCTAGTTTCACTGATGAAAGATCTGGTGGTGGAAAAGAAATTCAAGCATCTAAGAACATTCAGTATAACTCTGTTTATCCTGTATTCAATACATTACAACCCGGAAAAACAAAAGTTTCTTCACAGATTAGAACTGTAAGTGGAACTAGTGCAGGTGGTAATGAAGTATCATTCTTAGATCAAGGATATGAAGATATCGAATTGAATAAGGTGAACCCACTAGCAACAACAAGAATTGTTGCATCATCTCAAAATGAGGCAGTTAGAGTCAGTGGACTACCTAAAAATAGGACAAGCACTGTATCAATGAGATTTACTACAGAGGATGAAAACTTATCTCCAGCAGTTGATACTATGAACGGAACTGTAATCTATGTTAGAAATAGATTAAACAAACCAGTTAGTGACTATGTAAATGACGATAGAGTTAAGTTAAATAATGATCCACACGCTGCGGTTTACATTTCAAACCGTGTTGATCTTAAGCAACCAGCAACTTCACTTAAAGTATTAGTAAGTTCTGATAGAAGAAATTCTGCAGACTTCCGTACTTTATTCAAATTGTTTAGACAAGATTCTGAAGGAGTTGAACAATCATTTAATTTATTCCCCGGTTTTGATAACCTAACAGATACTGATGGAGATGGATTTGGTGATTTAGTTGTAGATGCTTCTAAGAACAGTGGAAGACCAGATGCTTTGACACCTGCGAGTGTTGATGGAGAATTTGTTGAATATGTATTCTCAGTTGATGACTTGGCTGAGTTCACAGGATTCCAGATTAAAATTGACATAAACGGTACAAATGAAGCAGAGGCACCTAAGTTTAAGGATCTAAGGGTGATAGCTTTAGCATGATTAGAGTTGAAGGACACAAAAATCTCTATAGAGATGAAAAGTCCGGTGCTATCATCAATTGCGATTCCACTGGATACTCGCAATATAAAAAGTCCAGACACCGGAATCAATCCCAAAAATCTGAGATTGATCGCCTAAGATCCGAGATAGATGAAATCAAATCATTGCTCGGTGAAATGATAAAGAAAAATGAATATAAATAAATCATAGATCATCATTATTATTGAATAGATGGCAGCAGTATATGTTAGCAATCTTGTTATAAACACAGGAGCGACATTCACACAGAAATTTTCACTTGAAAATGTTTCTTCAAATTCGGCACTTGAGTTGTCTGGATTTGGAGTTAGATCTGAGATGAGAAAACACTCTGGTAGTGTTGGTGCAGCAGCGACTTTTACAGCGTTGATATCTGACCCAGCCACCGGAACTATTCAAGTCGGACTAACAAGTACTACCACTGCTGGATTAAAACCCGGAAGATACGTCTATGACGTTATTGTTTCGGACAGTGCAGGTGAAGTTACAAGAGTTGTAGAAGGATCCGTTTTGGTGCGTCAAGGAGTAACCCGCTAATGCCAGATAACATAAAAGTCAGAGTTGGTCAACAAAATGCTGTTAAAGTCGTATCGTCTTTAGCAGGAAATGTGAGTGGAACTTTAGCAGGTTTAGCTGACGTTGACATAACTAATCCACAGAATGGTATGGTTCTGGTATACGATTCTAGCACTACTAAATGGACAGGAGTTCTTGAACTAACACCCGGTTCGCAACAAAACTTAGATATCAATGGGGGAAACTTCTAAATGGCAAGTATAATACGAGTAAAAAGATCGACTGGTGCGAGTGCTCCGTCGGGTCTAAACTTCGGTGAATTAGCATTAACAATTGGTGCTGGAACTCAAGCTAACAGGGGTGAAAGACTCTTTGTTGGTGATGATAGTACTAACTCTGATATTGTCGGAGGTAAATACTATACCGATCTGATGGCACACGCTGCTGGTACAGTTGCTGGTGTTTCAAACTCTGCTAACGCAGCAAATGGTTTTGTAGCAATACTAGATCAAAACCGTAAAGTAGACTTATGGAATGTAGATAATTTAACTTTAGATGCGAATACTCTATCGTCATCTAATACAGACGGAGATATAATATTTGATCCGAATGGATCTGGCGAAGTAATGATCCCAGATGACACCAAACTTGGATTTGGTGGTGGTAGTGCAGGAACAGGAACAGCTGATGCAACTATTGAATATGATGAAAATGGTTCAGATCAACTAACATTTGCCGGTTCAGATGTAAGATTTAATATTGCAACTCAATCAAATAGTAAAGATACAGGTTCAGTATTTACAGAGGGTGGACTTGGTGTAGAGAAGAATGTCAATATTGGTGGTAATTTAAATGTAACTGGTGTATCAACATTTGCTGGTGGTGCTATAATCCCACCCGGTCAAGCACTGACAGTTGGTAATATTGGTATTTCATCAAACAGAATCGAAAGTTTAACTGGTGGTGGTAATCAAATCTTTATTGACCCATTCCCAAGTGGATTGAGTAACGAAGGTGATGTTATCATTAAAGGTAACTTACAAGTTGATGGTACAACAACTAACGTTAACTCTACTACGGTAACAGTTAACGATGCCATCATGAAGGTTGGTGATGTAACCAGTAAGAGAACTGTTATGGCCACTGTTTCAAGTGGAACAAATACTATCACAGTTGACTCCGTTACTGGATTACAGGTTTCTGATGTTATTGCTGGAACAAGTATTCCCAATAATACAACAATTGCTTCAATAAACTCAGGCACAAAAGTAGTAACATTAAGTGCAAACGTCACTGCTGGAATATCAACAGCATCTCAGTTAACTATCACTCACGCGAAGGATACTAATACTGACCGTGGTATTTCATTCAACTATAACATAAGTTCAGGTGTAGGTAATAACAAACTTGGATTCTTCGGAATGGATGATAGTGCTACTGC